TGCTTGCCTAGATTGCTGTGCGCTACTTGGCTGTAGCCCTCAATGCCGCACGAGAAGCACGGCATGAGAGCGACCAAGCGCCGGTACTTCTCGTCACGGTGCGGCTTTGTTTTTGGATAGGCGGTCACGCTTCCACCTCTTCCAAAGTTGCCACCCGGTTCTGAGCGCAAAACGCCAGGGTGTATTCAATTAGGCTTGCGCCCCGGACAACGCTCATCAGCGCCGTAGATTCGCGCACGTTGATGTATTCGCCCTCAAGCCCTGGGATCACTTCGACCTCTTGCTTGGTGGCGATGGCGTGGCCTGACACAAGCAGCACCTTCCATTGCTTGGCGTCTCGCGGCTTGCCCATCCACTTCAGGCCAGAGCGTTCAAGATCCCCACAGAGCGCGTGGAACTTGCGGTTCTGGCTGTCGCGCCTGGTTTCTTCGGCCACGCTCAAAACCACACGACGGCCAGCCATGAGCTGGGCTTTGGCTTCGCGCTGGGCTTGCTCCAATGCGCGGGGCAACTGCTGGGGGTTGTAGAGGGTGGCTTTCATTCAATCTCCCATGGTGTGCCTAGTGATGCCTGCGGCCGGGTTGGACTCAACCGTGCCGCTGCTGATCTGGCGCGCGCTGCCTTTCAGGGGGATGAAATCGGTTGTCTTGCGCTCGGTCTGCCGCATGAACTCCAATTCGACTTTGGCCGTGTTGATGATGGTTTGGGCAATCTCGCTCACGGCCTTGGCGCGCTCCACGGTAGCGCCCTTCTGCCCCTCACGCAGCGCCGAAATCTCGGAGAACAGGTGAGCCCGCAGGGTGTTGATATCGCTCATTTGGTGATCCTCTTATTGATCTGGCGATTCAAGGCGCCGATCAGTTGAATGGTTTGGGCTATCTCTTTGGGGAGACGGTGAACGGTGTTGCGCTGCATGTTTTCGGCTCGGGTGATGCACTCGACGGCATCCAGCGTGATCAGCTCGGGGTCAGTGGTCTTGCGGCCCTGCTTGAAAACCACGATCCACCCATCAGGCACCGGGCCGTTTGCATCCACCCACACCAGGCGGTGGACGGGTTGCCAGTCGTTGCGGCGTGCTCCGGTGTCGCTGACCTTGCGTGTCAAGATGCCGTCTTTGTCGATCACAAGGGCGCCAATCGGCTGCCATGTTTGCGGCCTGTTGCCCTTGCTGAACCGCGTAGGGCTGGTGCCGTTGACACCTTTTTTGCCCTTGTTGAACGGGATCAGCCCAGGCTTGAAGCGCGGTACCGTTTCCATGAACTCGGGCGACTTGCTCAGGCCCATAGAGCGGGCCTTGAGTTGCACAGCCTGGCGCGTGCGCCCAAACATCGAGCCAATCACATCGTTTGATGTGTCAGCGTAGATGCGCGAAAGCGTTGCAGCATCTTCGGGTGACCAGTGGGGGTATCCCATTACGCTGCCTCCTTGCACACCGCCACCACATCCGCCGTTTTGATCTGGCCGCTGTGGATCGCAAAAACCACAGCGGCCGTGATGCTGCTCGCCCCGGCCACAGCCATTGCGCGCTGCCGATGGTCATTCACGGTTTCGCCGCTGATGCCCATTTCTCGGGCGGTTGCTTTTTGGCCCATGCCGCAGGCTGCATAAAACAGCACATCGCGCTGACGTTCAGTTAGCGTATTCATGCACCACCCCCATCACATTCGCCACCCGATAGCCGACTTGGAAAATGTCGGCGGCTTGGATGTATTCATCTGGCAGAGACTCGACCGGGTAGCCACGGTGCAGGTTGTTCTGCGCCTTGGCCCGGTCTGACAGCCTCTTGCGCTTGACGTCATCCAGCACGTGCAAACCAAGATCAAACGCTTTCTGTTCGCATGACCTGGGCGAGCGTTTGGGGAGGTAGTTGGACACCTCTTGCGCGCCCAGCTTCGGGTATAGCTCGCGCATGATTTCCAGCTCATGGGGCTCCCATGCGTTGCGTACTTTGATCATCTCAACTCCATGACCTGTGCGGCCAATTGTCAAAACTCACCGGGCGGTCACCCTGGTTAGCGGTGAATTGCTGGGTTGCTGCATCAAACCAAAGTTGAATACGGCCCTCCCATTCCCCGTTTCGTTGCTTGGTGACGATCAGCAGGGCGTCAGGCTCTGCGGTCATCTTTGGGTGCTGCTCTAGGGCGTCTGTTTCTTTGGCCTTGTTTCGCCAATGGATGAGCATGTTGTCCACTTGGTCGGTGATCGCGCCTGACCCTTTGGCGTCGAACTTGCCTGGGGTCTGTTCCTCGCTTTGCAGCTTCTTGATGTGGTGCACAACGTGGATGTGCGTCTCGTAGTCCTTGGCGATGGCGCAGAACTCGTCAATGAGGTACTTCTGCCCGTTGTAGTCGTCCTCACCCTTCACACACTTCATGAGCGAGTCCACAAAAATGTGCTGAATGCGCAGCTCCTTAGCGCAGTAGCGCGCAACGGCCACGATGGTTTCAGGCGTCACGGTGCCTTGCTGGTCGTACAGCCACAGCTTGCCGTCAGTCCAGCCCCCGAACTGGCGGGCCGCGTCCTTGTAGCCTTCGACAATTGCCGGGTCTTCCCACAGCCTGGCCGGGGCCTGGCCGATCCACTGACGTGACATGCGCTCCAGGGTCTTGCGGGGCTTCATCTCAAACGAGGCGATGCACACACGCTGCCCCTGCCCCATCATCGACAGCGAGCATTGGCCGGTGATCAAGCTCTTGCCGTGGCCGTTGATACCCGCCCAAAGCGTGACCTCCCCGGGGCGGAAAGCAAATTCGTTCTCGACCTTGGGCCACGGCAACTTCGCGCCATGGTTGGCTTGTGCCGAGTACATACCCGACAGCATGTCTTCGATGTAGTCGGACGCTGGGCGCACCTTTTGCATCGCCTCCGTTTCCTCGACGTACAGCGCAAAGTCGATGTCGTCGCGGCAGATCAGTGCGGCCATACGGTCTTCACCCCTTCCGCTGAAAAGTGCATCGCCTTGACGATCTGTTTCGGCAAGGGCTTGTCCAGATCGAAGAAAAACGCCTCGACCACGTTGGCCCCGGCCTTCTTGCACGCGGCGGCTACACGCTCGGTTGCTGCGTCGTTGAGGCCATTGACCAGCACATGACAGCCCACCACGCAGCGCATGTCGGCACGCTCAATGCTGGCTGCGTCTTGCGGGTCCATGTGGATGTCAACGAAGCGCCCGGGGCGGTCTGTGAACTGCCGAACCCAATCGTTCATCGGCAGCATCTCGACCCACACAATCGACGGCTTCAGGCCGTTGAGGCGCATGCGGATGATGTTTTCGCGGCCTCGCATCAGATGGCCCCCCGGAACAGCTTGGCGCGGTCCGACACCTCGGGGGCGGCCTTGACCTTGGCCGCGTCGCTCCTTCGGTTTTGAATGACGGTTGATGCCCACCCCCACGGCTTTTTTTTCTGGGCGGCTTCCTCGCAAACGATGAAAATTTCGTCGTCGGTGTACCCGGCATCGAGCAAAGCAATCAGCGATGGGTCAGCCGGTTGCACGCCGAGAAACTTGCCCTGTTGCCGAATCCGTTTGCAAAGACGGCCAGCACGGGTGCCGAGTCCTTCCATGGCGTCAGCCACGACAGCGAGCGGAATCGGGTCGCCACGCGACGCGTCTTCCTTTCCCTTCCCTTCCCTTCCTTCCTTCCTTCCGCTTTCACGCGTCATTGACGCGTCGTCACGCGTGCTTGCATCGGCTGAATTTGGGGCTGGAATGGTCGATTCCTGCTCTCTGTTATTGATGACCTGGTGGCGAGTGAACCCAGGGATGTGCGCAAACGTGCGGCCATCCACCTGATAGGTCACGACCATGCCAGCGTCGATCAGCTCCTTACCCAGCAATTCGACATCACAGTCATCTGCTGGAAGGTATCGCATTTTCAACGTGCGGGGCTTCCACTCAAAGCGGCCTTCACGGTCTGCCTCACACCACAAAGACACGTAAAAGAGGCGTGCAAGGGGCGTCAAAGACACGATGTCTTCAGACGTGAAAAACTCGGGCTTGATCGTGCGGATACGTGCCACAGGTCACATCCTTGAATTGGTCTTGTCAGCCTTGGTCGGGCTGGCCTTGAGGTGGGGCATGGTCCCGGTGGCGGCAAAGCGGCGCTCGGGGTCATCTGAGGCCATACCGGCTTCGCGGTTGGCCGTGGCGGTCTTGCTCTGCTTGGCGCTGCGCTTGATGGCTGCGGCGTCAAGCTGGGGGGTGTAGTCGCGGGCGAATGCGTTCAACGGGTGCTCCCGCTGACGATGCGGTAAGCCTTGTGCAAGTTGCGGCCCTCTGCGTCCTTGACCCACTTGTCAGCGATGTGGACGCCACGGCGGCGCAGGGTGCCGACACGCTGGCTCAGGCTCATCAGGCCGCAGTGATTGAGGGCTTCGATGGGCGACACCCAGCGGCGGGCCATGAGCTTGACCAGTCTCTGGAGTTTGGTTTGCTTGTCCATGTGGTGGGCTCCTTTAAGCGGCCAGCTTTGAGGCCGTGAGTTCTTCAGCGACCGTCAGGCCGTCGTGCATTGCCATCCATTGAGACAACAAGGTGTTGCCCACAAAGGCGTTGAAAGCGTGGACTGCGTGCGCAGGCAGATCCCGGCGTTTGTTGCCGTCGTCTGGGTGCAGGTAGTCGGAAACGTGAGAGGCGTATAGATCGCACTCAGCGGCAAGCTGCGCGTGTGTGGCCTTCTTGACTCGCTTGATCTGCCACGCAAGGCGGCAAGCGGCGCGATAGCCAGTGCGGCCAGAGGGCAGGCCCGTCATGTATTGAGGTGGCACGACTGAGGGGCCATCAAGGCGCCCCATCAAACGTAGTTCTTGCTGTTGCATGGTCGGGCTCATAGCTAAATCTCACCGGATAACCAGTTGGCTAACCGGTTGAAGCGGCTCAAAACTGAGAGCCATGACGAAGCCAAAAACCGAACTCCACGCCTGGGCAAGTGCCGCAGTGCGCAGACTCATCCGCCGCGCCACGCGACGTGCAGCCGTGGGGCTCACAGTGCTGGCGCTGATGGAGGACGAGCTGTGAGAAAAGCGCCCACAGATCACCCAGGGAGAAACGGCAGTGCGGGGGCACTCGCTGCTCAGGGAGGAAAGCAGCCGGCCACTCAGAGGTGCCAGGCCTTCCCGGGGTATGGTGATCTGCGGGCGCATAAAGGGTCAGCCCTGTGCCTTCTGCTTGCGCTTGGGGGCAAGCTGGAGGTGCTTTGCAAGCGCTTGAACCTTGGAGTAACCAGGGTCGCCCTCGCGGTTCTTGATGCGGAGAACGGTGTCGTAAGCAATGCCGCTTTCCTGGGCGATCTGGCGCAGCTCACCTACCCGTTTTTCGAGGGTGGCGCGCACATCGGCGAGAAGGTCAGTGTGTGTCATGCGCCCATCATCGGGCATATGTGCCCGGCTTGTCAAGGCAAATCCGCCCGCTTTACAAATGAGAGCGGGGCGCGATGCGTTGGCACAATTACCTAATGAGCGATGCAGACAAGCTTGGCAAGGAGACGCCTACACCAGCGCAGTTGTTGCTGGCGGCGAACCTGCGCGCTTTGATTGATTCGCACGAGACTCTGAACAGCCCGCCGAAGCTGTCGCAGGCGTCAGGCGTTGACTCAACCATGATTAATCGCATCCTGCGGTGTGACAACGCGGCCAGCGTGAAAACGCTAGAGGCTATTGCGGGAGCGCTGGGCGTGCCTGTGTGGCGCCTGCATGTGCCGGCTGACCTAAACGAGCTTGCAGCCTGGACGATTCAGGCGCTTCAACAGCCAGTCACGCAACAGGCGACAGCGCCAAAAAAAGCGCCGCCCCGCAAGCGGCTAAAGCCGGATGGGAGGATGGCTGCCTGAACGGTCTACCGACCGCCCAAGTTTATGGCTTTCCCATGAACATGGGGACACCCCAATCGGATGCCCTCGCGCAAGTACAACGGGGCACCACCACAAATCGGGACGCTGACGGTATGCCTTTTCATGCTGCGGAAGTGATTAGGATTTTTTAAGGATAGCTATGCGATCGGTCATTTTTTGCGCGGTTATGTGCGTGACGTTTACCGGGTGCTCCACTGCCCCGGTAAGTGAGAAAACAGGCAAGCCCATCCCTGCTGATAGGGTATTCACTGCGCCAACTAACGAGGCAGCCTCAGCTCTATTCACAAGGGACGGCGGCTTTCTCGGATCGGCTTGCCCGCACGATATCTTCGTCAATGATGTCAAGGCATTCACGATCAACCAGGGGGAGTTCATCGAGCTAGGGCTGAAGCCTGGCCCCTACATTTTCCGGTTTGAGAGCCATGTCGGCCTGTGTCCTGACATCACGATGACCCAAGTTGCCGAACTCAAAGACGGCGACAGGCAGGAGTACCGAATCCTAATCCCGTCTGACTGGGGCGTCAGGTTCATCCGCACCAAGTAGCCCACCCACAGCGCCCCACACAGCCCGCCTTGAGCGGGCTTTTTTACGCCTGCCCGCGACAAAGCCCCGCCAACTTTACAATTCAATCGGGCAAATGTGCCTTGACATATCGGGCGGATATGCCCGACACTAGCTCCATCGAACAACGCAGCACACGCTGCTAACCGCCGGAGACGGCACAGATGGAGAGAGCAATGTCAGTCAAGCAAATCGTGATCGCCCAACGTGGCTGGGTGTTTGTCGGTGATGTCACCCGGGACGGTGATGACGTGACCATCAGCAATGCGCAAAACGTGCGCCGCTGGGGCACCACCAAGGGACTGGGCGAAATCGCCAAGAACGGGCCTACCCCATCCACCGTGCTCGATGACTTCGGCACTGTGCGCCTGCACGCATTGGCAATCGTTGCGGCCCTGGACTGCGAGGCCACCAAGTGGGCCGCGCTCTGATCGACAGCGAGGCCGCTGCAAACAGCGACGGCGACGGCGACGGCGACGGCTACGGCTACGGCGACGGCGACGGCTACGGCTACGGCTACGGCTACGGCTACGGCTACGGCGACGGCGACGGCGACGGCGACGGCTACGGCTACGGCGACGGCGACGGCGACGGCGACGGCTACGGCTACGGCTTTTGATCAATACCCGGTAACTCCAGGTAACGCAGCACACGCAGCGAAGGGGCAGAGATGGGACACAGAGACTTGGAAGCGCCGATGCTTGGCGCACAGCAGTGGCAGGCGCAGGTGGTTGGCAGCGATGCCGACCAGATCAGCCGCGAAGCCGCACGCATCGACCGCTCGCTGACATCGCTTGATGTTGCCGAGTTCACGCCGTCCCGCGCTGTGTGGCTGGCTATGGATGCTGGCCGCTATGACCTGATCGGCGCGCTGATCAAGGCAGGCCGCGCCCTGTACTGCAAGCGCTGCGCTGAGTTTTCGGTGTGCGGTGACATCACCTCACACAACATCGAAGACGCTGGACTAGCTCTGTATCTGCGGCTGATCGGTGGTGCGCAATGACCACGATCAACGTCGAGTGCATCACATGTATGGAGCCGCGCGGCCTTGCGTTTGCCGCATCGCTGGATGTCACGGTGTCCATGACCGATGTGCAGCGCGAGCGGGCCATTGTGGCGCTGGCTGCTGGCCTGAGCAGTGAGGCGTTTGCATCGCTGATCGAGCGCGAATTCGCCGACGCGGTGAACGAGTGGCGCCAAGAGGGCGCGCAAAACGCGGCCGAAGCGTCTTTCGACGAAATGACGGGGGCGCACGCATGAGCATTCATCTGATTTTCTGGCGCGCCGATGGTGTCCGCACCCATGTGGACGGTATCTGGCCCACAACCACCGATGCCCTGATCTGGGCTCAAGACAACTGCGGTGCCGTTGGTGGCATTGCGAAGGCCCGCCAATGAACCTCATCACCACCCAAGGACACACCATGGTCAACACCTGCTGCACCGGCCAATGCAACCAAGGCCGCGATTGCCCGAATGACAACGTGCTCCAGTTCCAGCGCCGCAACGAACTGCACCGGCACTTTGCGCCCGGCGTGATCGAGCACCACAAGCGCGGCGTGAACTGGTGGGGCGTGTTCACCCTCTCCATCATCCCCGCGTCGTTTGCTGCCGCTGTCGTGGCTGTGTATTGGGGCGGTCGTGCTCTGGGGGCTTGGTGATGAGCAAGGCCGCTGAATTTGTGCAGGTCTTCCGCCTCTACGCACGCCACCACAACCCGATTTACTCCGCTCGCATCGCCTATGGCGTTGTGTTCAAGGGCCTTCCCTTCTGAGGTTCACTATGAGCAACAAAGCACTTTGGCAGCGTGTCTGCGTCACCGACCCCCAGGCGGTCAAGGCCATCACCGGCAAGCAGTACAGCGGTAACAGCCCGAAGCCGTATTGGATCGTGGAGCGCCTGACGGATGAGTTCGGCCCATGCGGCATCGGCTGGGGCTTTCAGATCCTCAGCGAGCGCATCGAGCGTTTCAGCGAAACCGACAGCCTGCACATCGCGGTGGTGCGCTTTTGGTTTGAGATGGACGGAAAGCGCGGCGAGCTGGAGCAGATCGGCCAAACCAAGGCCAGCTATCAGAGCAACGCGGGAAAGTTCATTGTGGACGAAGACGCCCCCAAGAAGTCGGTGACTGACGCGCTGGTGAAGTGCGCCTCTTACCTCGGCTTTGCTGGCGACATCTTCAGCGGGCGCTGGGATGACTCCAAGTATGTGCAGCAAGCCGGGGCTGAGTGGGAGGCGCGCAAGCGTGATGCCAACCCGGAGCGCCAGAAATGGATTGCCGACTGGACCGCAGCAATTGACGCCGCCGCAACTGTGGGCGAACTCAAGTCCGTGATGGCTGACGCAGTGGCCGACGCCAAGAAATACAACGACGCCGATGCGGAAGGACAGTTCCTGGCCGCACAGGCAACCAAGATCGCCAGGGCAAAGAAGAAGGAAGCAGCATGAACATCACCTTGCACCAAGCGACCGAGCAAGTCCGTGAATTGCTGGACCAGATCGACCCGGAAACGGGCGAACTCCCCGAGGGCTTTGAGGACGCCCGCGCCATCGTCACAAGCAAGGCCATCGCTGTGACCGCCTACATCCTCGAAGCTGACCGCACCGTCGCATCGGTGAAGGACTACATCAAGGACTTGACGACCAAGGTCAAGACGATGGAGAAGCGCCAAGAGTGGTTGCGCCGCTACTTGCAAGAGCACATGGCCGCTGCGGGCATCACCGAAATCAGCGATGACCGCAGCGTGTTCAAGGCTTCACTTTCTGTTGGCCGTGATGAGTCGGTTGACGTGTTCGACGAAGCCCAGTTGCCTGCCGACTACTTGCGCGAAATCCCGGCGAAGCACGAGGCAGACAAGACTCTGATCAAGAAGGCGATCAAAGACGGCTTTGAAGTGCCGGGCGCCAGATTGGTCAAGCGCGACCGCCTGACGATCAAGTGACCTGCAAGCCGCCTGACCCCGCACCACCACACATCATGACCCACCAACCCCCTCAACTTCCGCCCCTGCCTGAGCCCGCATGGATCTCAGTCGATACCCCAGGCGCCGATTCAGACACATCGTTTTTCCGCAACTACGCCCAGGTTGACGATTTTATGGATGGCGAGCCGGTTGAATGCCTCTCTGCCAATCTGTTCACAGCCGACCAAATGCACGCCCACGCCGCCGCAGCAGTGCAAGCAGCCCTGTCCAGCCAGGCGCCCGCCGAAGTAGTGAGCCTTGTGCGTTTTATGCAGACGGCTTTCGTGCCCATGACGACGCAGCAAGTCGAGATCCGCAAGGCACTTGAGTT